CCCTGCTCAATCATTGCCTGAGTGGTGCCCACAGGAGCGTTTGAGGTAACGTCAGCGATCTTTTCTTCCGCGGTGGTGACCACACCCTTGGCGGCGTTGGTCAACCACTCCAGAAGCTGGAACAGAACCGGGCTTGGCGGGTTGAAAGGCATCGGCATGGCAATCTTGCGCACATCATCGACACCCGGAGCGCCTTCAATCTCTGCTACTTGGGTTACTTCGACCTGCTGAGACTGCCCGGAAATCTTAGCGCCCTTGAGCTTAAGCATCGTGGCGGCATTATTGATATGAGCGCTATCAAGCAGAGCGCGCAAAGAGCCAGTAAGGGCAGCACTAAGGCCGCCAATAAGATGCGGAAGACCGACTGCATAGGCGCCTCTCCAAGGGATAAACTTAAACTCAATGATCCAGTCGAGTTTGGTGAAAGAATCGTCGCCCTCTTCCCAGTTGCGGTACAAACCCAGCACCTGAGAGTCCAGCTCGTCAATCATTAGGATGTAAGGAGCCATCTCACCCTTGGTATACGGGTCATCCTCTAGCTCCAGCCATGTATAGACGTGGTAAACACGGCGCAGACCGTCTTCGTTGTCACCCAGATTGCGACCTTCGATCTTGTCCGTGGCCTTCTGCGGTCCAGTCTGCTCAGGATCCATCGTGGCGCGGATGTAAGACACGTCACGGTAGAGCCCAGAGGCGATTCTTGCCTTGAACTCGTAGTCAGAAACGTCATCCACCTCGGTAACACGCTGCGCGGTGTAGAAACTACCGGCCGAGAACGGCAGCAGGACGTTATCAATGGGCAGGAATTGCGCACAAGGGCGGCGTTTCTTCTCGTCGTACCACAGCTTTAGGTACTGAGAGCCACCAAGAGGCAGCTGGGTGAGCATTTGTTCCTGCTCGTCGCGGAACTCTTCAATCTGTTCCGTCAACTGCCAGTTCATAAAGTCGGATTTGCGCTCAGCAATCTCAACTTTTTCCTTCTCTACGTCACCAAGAATCTTGGTTCGGGTGGGACCATCAGGCGGGAACAGCTCTTTGATGGCTCGAGAGGCAAAATCTACGCAGGCTTCGGCCATAACAGGGTGGACAACCTTGCTAGCGCCGTTGAAGTTAGCGCCACCGGGGGCGTCGTTACCCATACCAGTACGGCGGATGCCCTCTTCGTACTGCTTATCACGCTGCTTGCGGGCCTCTTTGTCTTTCTCGGCGTACTCAATGTAGCGCAGAGCCAGACTATCGACCGACATGAAGTCCAGACGGTCTGAATCGGCGAGGTTTTCGTAGAAGTCAGGCTCATCAAGCGGGCCCTTGATGTCCATGTGGACCATTACGGAACCATCTGGCAGCTCTTCAAGCTCCGAATCGTCCAGCCGCTCTTCTACTTCCATGCCTTGCTCGCCCTCATCTTGGGCGTCAGCAGGCTGGCCACCAATGAATCGGCCATACTCTTGGTCAATCGGGAACTCTTCAGCCATTCGTTACCTCTTCTTTACTGATTTGGTGGCGTATCCACCAATAGCTTTCAACTGCTCGTCATTGCGCTTGAGGATGTCTGCAAGCTCATCAGAGAACAGGACGTAGTTAGATGTGCCCGGCATAACGTCAGCACCAAATCCTTTTTCTTTTTGTTCTTTGGCGTAATCTAATGCTTGCTGCTCAGTCATAAATGAAACAGGCTCACCATATGGCTCACCTTTATATGAAGTTTGCACTCTAAAGTTAGAGCGTGAGCCAGCGTCTTTGTATCGGATGCCGGGGATACCAAGTGCCTTTAATTGTTGCGAAGCAAGCGGCATTCCAAACTTTTCTTCTGCCTGTTCCGCAGAAAAATGAATTGGAGCATCTTGAGCATAACGGCCAGTTAAACCACGATAGTATTCAGCGCCACTACCGTACAGTTTATCTTTGGCCCGCTTGTCAACAGACAACATAGACTTTACATAATCGCTTTGCTCACTTAGTGGCTTGTCGTAATCCAAGAAGTGATGCGGACTAAGCGGGTCAGCAGCCTCTCTCGCGGCGTCAGGCCAGCGGAGGTTGGTTTCGTAGAGGTTGCCAGTAGGAGTTAATTCTTTAACAGCGTTATCGTAGTTTGCGTTTATATCTTTTAACTCTCTCCAACGAGACATTTCATTCGGAGATAAACCAGAAAACATTTTTTGAGATAACTTTCCAAGTTCATCAAACTCTTTATTTGTTAGAGCCTTTGGAAGTTTAGCCCTAATTTCATCAGTCCAAAAATCATATTGTTTACTTGCAGTTACATTTTTTTTGTAATCAGCGGCAACCCTCGGACTCTCGGCAAAGTACAGACCATGCCCATACGCTTGAGCGCCCTCACCAGTGCCAATCTTGGACATATCAAACTTGTCAAACTTGTACGGGCTGCCGTGGTAAGCCTTGATGGCACCGGCCAATGCAGGGGCTAGGAACTTACCGCCCAATGCAGCTGCACCCTTCAGCAGGGGACCACCGGCGACATCCATACCAGCCTGTAGAGCAGCAGATCCATAGTCGCCCTCAGCAGCAGCCTTACCAGCACCTACAAAGGGGATGAACTCAGCAGCAGTGCTCAGCGCCTCTTCAGCCTTTTTGGCACCGGGGGCTTTGCGCATCTCCACCTTGCCGGTGTCAGCTGCAGCAAAGGCATCGCTCTTAACGCGGCCACCACGTTTCATGCCGCCCTCACCAAAGTGTTGGTCAGGGGTAAATTCGCCAGTGCTGCGCCAGCGGTTAAACTCTGACTCCGTCATGTATGCGGGCATGTCTGGGTAATAGAACTTCTTGTCGTATTCCCATTGCTTTCCCATTCCAGATGATCTGGCATCAATCAACCCAGTATTCCCAAGGTCTCCTTCAACCTCATAGCCACCCTCGCGGATAAACCGCTGGATCATCGGAAGATATTCTTCATTGGGCGCAGCGTTTTGCTTTCCCTTGATTTGAGTAATTTTATGAGTCACCGCATTTGGGTCATCTGGCAACAAATTGCCCCGCTCATCAATAACCCCGTGCTTGAGCATATAAGCCTTTGCTGGCTCACCTTCAATACCAGAACGCTTGAGCATTTCTTCAACGTCTTTGTTGGGGACGTAATCGGTTCGGAAAACTTCAACCGTCACATGCGGTTTATTCTTGGAATCACGCAACGAGAAGACCTGCGTCTCACCGCTCTTAATGGAATCCCAGCCACCATGCCCGTAGGTGCTGTACCCTGAGTTACCAGAAGCCTCCGACCAATCCTCATGGCCTTTACTAGGCTCATAGCCACGCACTGAGTGGCCCATACGATCAGACTCTTTGGCGAACTGACCGGGCTTGTCTAGCTGGACCATCTTGTAGCCGTCTTCAAATTCTTTGGCGATGGTCATGCCCTTCATCTCTTCGGCCGATGCCTTGGCCATAGCAGCAGCACGCTCGGCGTCGTATTCAGCGGTACGGCGAACAGCCTGCTCCATCGACATCTTGGACAACTGCTCAGGACGAATACGCCCCGTAACCATGTCCTCTCTCAACACGTCAATGATGTGATCAACGCCCAGCGTCTCGCCCAAATCTCCGCGGTTGCGCATGCGATACACCATCTCATCCGGGTTGAGCTTTTCAAGCCATGGGTTTTGCTCTCGGATAGATTGCACTATCGCAGGTGCCGAGCCCCAGTCCCATGCGCGTGACTTTTCTTCTAGCGTTTCAGGTTGACCCGGAACGCGGTTGCCACGGAGGTTCTGATCCATGGCCATGCGCTGGTCAAAGATCTCTCGCATAGCTTTTGGATCACGTAGCGTGCCAGCATTGATGCTAGCGATCTGCGCGTCAGTCAGATTCTCCCACATGCGCCCAAGGTCAGTAGTTGCAGTGCCAAGCGCCGGGAATCCAGCAATTTCTCTGGCTCTAGATACATCACTCATAAGCGGCACATCACGATGAGGCATGTGCAGCACACCCTCTTCTGCCAACTTTAGGACCGGATCATCGGGAGTGCCCATCTGCTTGCGCAGGTAGTTCTGCAGGTTTGAGTCAATCCAGTTATTGACCGCGGCGCGTCGCTCTGCACCCTCTAACACCGCCCTTGATGTTTCCATAAGGCGTCGATTAACCTCTGTTGGCTCCAATTCATAGTTTTGGCGACTAGCATCTGCTACATCACGCCTTCTCTGGATGCCTTCAGGATTGATTGCGTCATCTCGAGCGCGGAATTCACCAACAGACTTAGGACCACGGTTACCACTTAGCCACTGCCCGCCTACAGGCTTGATAGCCAGACCGGCGGTCATACCCTCGGTTGCTTTGGCTGCAGCCGGCATAAATGGTGACGCCAGAGCCAGACCGGTCTCCAGCAGCGGGCGCTCTTGCTTAGTAAGGCCGTAGTCCTTCATCAGCTTCTGGACATGCGCAGAGCCACCGATGGGCATCTCCGAACCTAGACCGAAAGGCTCCAGCCCCATGTTGACCAGATCAATCGCACCGCTCACCGGGTTATTGGCAATCAGCCCGCGGTTAACGAGGTCCGTTACGGCGTTGGGATCACCTAGGGTCTTTACTTCCTTCTTGCCTTGCTTGACGCCCTCCTGCAGCAGAGTGCGAAGCTTGTCTTTGGCGCTCATCTCTGGTGCAGGCGTTCTCATAGCACGCGCTACAGTCACCTCTTCCGGCGTGACCTTGTACGGTGCAGGGATGTCTACCTTGCCAAACTGGTTCTCTCGCATCCAGTTCTGCAGGGCGTCAGGATCTTCTTTGTCGTAGGCGAACGTCAGGGGCAGACCGTTGGCTGCGTGGACTTCACCGCCATGGGCATAACCTTCATCTCTGTCTGCAAGGCCGCTGGCCAAAGGCAACCCAATACCTAATGCGCCAACGCCAGCAAGCAGGTCATTTTCATGAATACGAGAGGGATCAAATGCGGCAAAGCGGGAGCGCACGTTTTTGGGGTCTGTCACCACATACTCGGGAGAGATATGAGTCCAGTCTCTGAACCCGTCATTTTTTAGCAAGACCGGCATAACATTAGGGCCAGCATTGCCGGAGTTTTTTACCTTCCAGTCCTTAACTCTTTGCGTGTTTCCAGCAATCGCGGAATCCAAATCCGCGTACTGATTCGCGTACTCAGCATCTGGAGAAAAAAAGAAACGATCGCCGTATGGTGTTACTTTGTTCTTCTTAAACTTATCAAACTCCGCCTGAGTCGCATGATAGGCAGGCGTGTCATACCCCATAGCCCGCGCCCTATCCATCGGAGTGTTACCCGGCGGCAAGCCAAGCATCTCTACACCTTTCTGTTCGGCAATCCGCAACGCCTCATCTTGTGGGGCAATAGCCTTCATGTCTTTGGCCTTGATGGCACCCATCAGTGCAGGCGCAAGGAACTTGCCGCCCAGCGCAGCAGCACCCTTTAGTAGTGGGCCGCCGGCAACATCCATACCCGCTTGCAGAGCAGCAGAGCCATAGTCGCCCTGCATCGCGGACTTACCGGCGCCGACAAAAGGGATGAAGTCAGCTGCAGTGCTCAGCGCCTCTTCAGCCTTTTTAGCACCGGGGGCCTTGCGCATCTCCACCTTGCCGGTGTCCATGGCGGCCATGGTTCCGCCCTCGAGCATGGCGCGCAGCTGGTCGCGGTTATCCTTGCTCTTTGCGTGTTGCTTGGCCGCGTCTAGGATTGCGCCAAATACCTTCTCTCGGCCGGGCATAAAGCTATCCGTGAGATCTTGGTTCTTGATTTTGAACTTATCAATTTTGTCCACGGCTGAGCCCCAGAGTTTTATCCTGCAGATAAAGTATTATACCGCATAGGGATTTTGCCTCTTCGGCATACCCGAATCAACATAATCGTCTTCGTCCCAAGCTTCTTCAGGCGGCGGGTCAATATCAACCCACCCAGCATCACGCAAGAATCTTAATGCCTGCGTACATGCATCAACGTAATCATCATGCGTGCAGTCAGGGAATGAACAGATCTGGCTAACAAAACCTTCGGCCCAGTCTCTTACATAGCCGGGCCTCTGCGAGCTCTCAGGAAGCCACACACGGCCTCGAGCAATGACGTTGGATACAATGTTCAGGCGCTGCATCTTGTCTGCTCTGCCGGGGTTATACGCCCGCACAGGCAGGTGAGCGCGCTGCAGGTCTTGGATCAGTGAGATACCAGCAGACTTATCTTCGACCAGTATTAGGTCTACTCGCTTACGGTCTTTACCCTCACCGAATACAGTCTCGTACTCTTCAATAACCTTAGGGCGCAGATCAGGGTATTGCAGGCGGTCTTGCCAGCAGTCGATGATCATTGCTGACATTGGACCATCCAGCGGCTTGAACACACCAAAGGTGATGCAGGCGGTCGGGTCGTTCTGCACCTTCTCGGATGTAGCCACGTCATAAGACTGGACGATGTACTCAAAGCGTGGGAACTCTTTACCCGAGGGCCAAAGCTTGAACATGTCACGCTTGACGATGCCCGACTCTTCGGGGTCGAGGATCTCAGCGTAGATTTCCTGCCGGCCAAGCTTGGTGCCTTCATACTGCAGGATCTGCTTCTGAAAGCTAGGCGCTAGGTTGGCGATGTTGTCATATGTAGATGCAGTAGTCAGTACTACATCGTCGCCCTCTCGGGAGACTAGATCGACAATCAGATCTTTCGGTCTTGGCGTAGTGGTAGCGACTATCCGGGTCTTGTTACCTAGACGCACGCCGAACATGATTTGGTCCCATGCGTCCTGCAGGTAGTCCCATGCGGCCAGCTCGTCTAGCCATGCACCGTGATACTGGCCACCCCGGAAACGCTCTGGCTCACTAGCAGGGATGCCTTTGATGAGAGAGCCATTGATAAGCTTAATCTCATGATACGCGCGGTTGTAGTCGGCGATTAGCTCTTTAGGTATGACGTTGATTAGACCGGAGTCACCTTCATAGCAGGTGGCACGCACGTCAGCAGATGTAGGAGCGGCCACAAGCCAGCGGGTGCCGGGCTCTGTCCATGCCCACCATCCAATTTGCTCTGCAGCAGTTCTTGTCTTCCCCGCTCCACGTCCGGCGAGCAGCAGCCAGATGGTCCACCACTCGCCGACCGGTACTACTTGATGTCTGTGAGCCTTCGAGAGCCACTCAGCGCGCCACGCCCATGCGGCTTGTTGCTCTGGTGTCAGAGCCTTGAACTTAGCCCTAACCTCTGGATCTTGAAGGAGCTCAACACTCACTCAGCGGTTTCTTCCGGGGCTGCTTCAGGAGCAGGCACCTGAGCCTCGGCTTCCTGCTTAATACGCATAGCCAGCGGCCACACATTGTGACCAGTCGGCAGGGCGCTTAGACCCATCAGGATTGCGTTAACCTCATCAGCGGTGAAAGTCAGGGTGATATTCATAAATCCTCATTTTGATTCGTTGACGTTAACTTGCTTGGCCAGTTCCATATTGGTCAGGATCCGGTCAAACAAATCCTTTGCATCTACATCTACCTTCAAAGGGTTTTCAGCATCCCCGGCGATAGTAGTACGATCGCCATACTTCTTAGGATTCCATTTAGCCAGCAGCTTAAGCCGGGTTTCAATCTGCAGCTTACGGTGGCCCAGCATATCCTCAGTGCGAATAGTAGAGCCCTTGTCGTCTACTGTTTGAGTGTGGCCCATAACCGGAGTATCAGCGATCTGTAGGACCTC